CGAACTACCTAGCAATGAAGGTTCTGAGGGTCTAAAGACTCTTGTACAGGAACTTATTACCTGGAAGCCAGATACTAAGAACCCAACAGACTGCGTTATGGCTCTGTGGTTTGCTATCATCCGTATACGCGAGATGATGCAACAGAGCAGCAATGCATCTAAGTGGATGCAGAATAGATGGACAACTCAATCGCAAGCATCCAGACGACAAGCGGTAAATTTAGACGAAGCCTTTGCAGAGCAATGGGCGCAAACATACGGTTAGGATAATAATGGCATTAACAATGGAGCAGGTAGCAGCACGCGTTGAATCGCTGCGCTATCGTAATGGTGAGCGCGATGCTCGCAATCTTAATGTTCTTGCTGTCCGCAAGGGACAAATCTCACAGGTATACCCTGAGTTCTTTCCAGAGGGTGTAGATGCTAACGTAGTTGCTAACTTTATTGATGTTGTAGCCCGTGACCTTTCAGAGGTTATGGCTCCACTTCCAGCAATTAACTGCTCTGCTGCCAACTCTGTCAATGATAAGGCTCGCGCCTTTGCTGACAAGCGCACACGCATTGCATCTAACTACTTCCTCCACTCTGACCTATCAGTACAGATGTACTCAGGTGCAGACTGGTATCTAACATATGGTTTCGTTCCATTCATGATTGAATTGGACGAAGAAAGCAAGTTGCCGCGTATTCGCGTAGAAAATCCAATTGGGGCTTACCCAGAATTTGACCGCTACGGACGCTGTGTGGCATTTGCAAAGCGTTATACAATGACTCTTGGAGAACTTGTATCACAGTTCCCAGAGTATGAAACTCAAATCCTTGGCCGTGAAGGCTACAAGCAAGACTTGCATGCGCAAGTTGAGATGGTTCGTTATTACGACAAGGACCAATCAATCGTTTATTTGCCACGAAAAGGCAATTTAGTTTTATCTTATGCAGCCAACCCGCTGGGTAAGATGATGGTTGTCGTGGCGCGTAAGCCATCTATTGATGGTGAAATGCGTGGACAATTCGACGACGTACTAGGTATCCAACTTCTCCGCAACCGTTTCGCCTTATTGGCAATGGAAGCAGCGGAAAAGAGTGTTCAAGCACCAATCGTATTACCTCAAGACGTACAAGAACTCCAGTTGGGTGGCGATGCGGTTATTCGTACCGCCAACCCTGCTGGCGTTCGTCGTGTCGAATTAAACATTCCACAAGGCGCGTTCACAGAATCACAACTACTTAACCAGGAACTACGTTCAGGTACTCGTTATCCAGAAGGACGTTCTGGTAACATTGATGCATCTATCGTTACTGGTCAAGGTGTACAGGCTCTTATGGGAGCATTTGACACACAGGTTAAGTCAGCACAGGCAATCTTTGCATCTGCTCTACGCGATGTAGTGTCTATGTGTTTTGAAGTAGATGAGAAGATTTACCCAGAAGAAAAGACAATTCGTGGTGTAGATTCTGGTTCACCATTTGAAATTACATACAAGCCAGCAAAAGACATCAAGGGTGATTACTCTGCAGATGTACGCTATGGCATGTTGGCTGGTCTTAACCCAGCACAGGGTCTTATTTTTATGCTACAGGCACTTGGTGGTGGATTAATTTCCAAGGATATGGCTATGCGTGAACTGCCATTTACAGTTAACGTAACTCAAGAATTAGAAAAGATTGAAATTGAAAATATGCGTTCTTCTCTTCTTGGAGGAATCAACGCGATGGCACAAGCAATCCCAGCAATGGCAACATCTGGTGGCGACCCATCATCAATCGTAACCAAGATTGCAGGAGTTATTTCTGCCCGTCAAAAGGGTCAAGCACTAGAAGATGCAATAACAGAGATATTTGCTCCACAGCAACAAGTTCCTCCTGCTGGGGCGGCAACTTCTCCTGTTGAGCAGCCGTCCCCTGCTCCAGGCGCGGCTCCAGTAGGAGGCTCTCCAACGGGATTGGCTCCAGCACGACCAGCACCAGACTTACAAACAATCTTATCTACCCTAAGTGGTAATGGCAAGGCAACGGGACGAGTAACAACTAAGGGATAAAATGACAACGCTAGTAGCGATACAGGGTGACGGATGGTCGGTACTAGGGTGTGATTCACGCCTTAGTGATGAGCACGGACGTTTTCAGATAAGCAAGACTCCAAAGATTGTAGAAAACAATGGAGTTCTAATTGCTGGATGTGGCTCATCACGCGCAAGCAATGTTTTGCATTATGGATATGTACAACCTAAGCCTACTGTCAAAGAAGATTTAAATCTTTACATGACACAGAAGTTTATCCCCGCAATGCGCAAGAATTTTGTTGATGCAGGAATAGACATGAAAGAGGACGGAGATGTCGCACAAATTGATGGGGGATTTCTCATCTCGGTCAAGGGGCAAGTCTTTTCGGTTTCTGAGGATTATTCTTGGGATACCGATGTTCGTAATGTATACGTTATGGGTAGTGGCGGAGATGTTGCCCTCGGTGCATTGGCAGCGTTGGGTGTGGAAAAAGTAAAGACAATTAATCAAGCAGAGACAATGATTCGCAAAGCAATTGCTATCGCAATTCAATACGATAATATGTGCTCTGAACCAATTCATATTTTTAAACAATTTAAGTAGGAGGAACAATGGCAGGCAATCAGAACAGTGGCGGCTTTCGTCCAAATGCTCCTCAAAATAATCCAGCCAATGTTTCAGGTACTGGTGGAGCAGGTCAAAGCGGTAATTATACTGGCTTTGCATATGGTGAAAACAGCGCATTGAATCAACAGCGCATTGAAGGTAATGCAGCAGTTGCATCTTCTCAGACACCAACACCATCTGCACCCGCAAATCCTTATGAGGGCATCAATATGCCACAACTTGGTGGGTTATTTGACCCAAGCACACGACCAAATGAGCCAATGACTGCTGGAGTAGATGCAGGCCCTGGTCCTGGAAGTGAAGCATTGCCTAAGGGTATTATGAATAATACTCGCATGGATGAGAATATGAAAATTGCTGCGCAGTATCTTCCAGATTTAGCACATGCTGCTAGGTCAGCAGATGCTCCAGATTCATTTAAAAACTTTGTAAACTATCTTATTGAGAACAGCCAGAGTATCGCACAGAATGGCTGATGTAACATGGATGCCTGGAAGTCTTTTTGATAATATTAACAAGTTTGCAAATTCACTTGGGTATCAAAATGCAGGAATTGCGATTGAACTTGCTATGATGTCTTGGAAATCTCCAGAAGAACGTGATGCTTTTATTACTAGCATTACTGGTGAAGACCCAAAGGGCGGAACAGAAAAAAATTATATTAAACAAAACTTTTAGGAGGTAGAAATGTCTGCATGGAATTCATTCCTATCTACACTAGGCGTGGCTGGAAAGACCATTACTGGTGGCGGAAACTACCTCAATGAAGATGAGAAGAAGAAGCAAGAAGAACTTAATCTAACAATTAAAAATGCTATTGCTGATGCAGATAAAGCAATTTCTGCAGTACCTGGAAATAAACTTGCCAAGACTGCTACTAAGGTTACTGGCGACTTTTTGCTTGGTGCAGCAAAGATGTTTAATGATAAGGTTTACTCACCTCTTATTTCTCGTCCAATTGCAACTCTTGGTCTCCTAACAGACCTTCAATCTCCACTCTATAAAAAGGGTGCATATGAACAAGGTTTTCAGTTTTCTGATATTCAAGCAGCATATAATCGCTCTGCTAAAGTATCAGCAATGCAGGCTCTTACTAAGTCTGATTTAGTACCACTCATTAGCCCACTCTCTCAGGGAGTACTTGCAGCGGGAAAGATTAACCTTGACGATGTAAATCTCTGGAATGACCAGAGTATTAAAAAGAATTTTGTTGATAACGCAGTTGGTCGCTGGTATACTGGTATTGGTGACTTTATTGTTGGCGGTAAAGGTATTGGCGTTGCTGGCAAAATAACCAAAGTTGGTGCAATTGCCGCTGCAAAGCCTTTAGGTTTATACACTAAGGGAAAGACTGTTGAGCAACTTGCAGCAGACATGGAAACTGGAATCCTACACGCCAACACAAACGGTGCTCAAGGAGCGCAGACAGTTGCTGGAAGCCACGCTCTTGTACTTGCTGGTACAAAAGACTGGGGAATCATTGAGGACCTAGTTGGCAAATATAGCACTAATGAGAGACTAATCCCTCTTATCCATGATGCAACTGATGCTAATGCTGTCAAGGACTTGATTCTTGCCGATAAGGGTAACCCACAGGCAATGGAACGTCTTGCTGCAACAGCAAGTGATAAACTATTTGACATGGGCAATGTCAAGGGACAGATTCAAAATAAAGTTATCCAGACTGGTCAGCCATATCTTCCAGGACCTGTACCTGCTGCACGTTTGCAAAAAGCGTTTGACGATGCTATCAATAGCAACCCTCAGTTTAAAAAGATTAAAGATGCTTTCTTTGATGAGAACTACAATCCAATTGTTGGTGGAAAAGACTTCATGCCTTTGGAGCCAACTATTGGAACTGGTCTTGTCATCAAGGGCCAAGAAAAACTTCGTGCTGCTAAGTCAGCAATCCGCAATCGTGAATATGAGAACATCTCACAGTTTGCAGAAACCACATTTGGTGAGACACTGGGTGGTTTGGTAATGAAGGGTGTGCGACTTGCTGGTCGTGGCACAGAAGCATTACCTACTGGCTTTGTATCATTTTCTGGTATGCGCCCACTACAGGCACGTGTTGAACTCAAGGGATTCCTTGATAATCTAGAACTATTTAGAGATGGTTCCAAGAAGATTGAAACAGCACCTGGTGTATATGAAAAGACCAGTGTTGTTCGTCAACGCATGGAAGATTCTTACCTAAAGACACTTGGTCAAGATTCTATTGTTCAGACCAATGCTCTTAAGGCAATTGACTCTCAAATTGGTAACATGCTTGCATTCAAGGCTGGCATATATAATCAAGCAGTTATTGACTCATATGTATCAAGATTCCAAATGAATACAAGCAAGGGCATCGAATCTGTAAAGAATAATGGCTTTGGCTTTAATCATGATGGTAATGTAACTCTTGTTGACCCACAGACAATACGTCAACTTGCAGAATCATATCGTTTTACACCTTGGGATGATATTGAACGTCAGTTAAATATTGAAACTACAAAGGGCATTAAGAGTAAGACAAAGTCTGCACAGCGTCTTCGCAGAGATGTATTCCAGGACCTAAATAGTCTATGGTCATACGACGTACTTGCTCGTCCATCTTATGCTTTCAAGCAGTCATTATTTGAGCCTATCATTAGTGCTGGGCTGTCACAAGGCATTCACTTTGTAATCAACGATATTGTTCGCAAGGGCCTTTGGATGACAACAAAGAATGGTTACAATTGGAGTGCTAGCCTTCTTAAAAGAAAAGTAATCAATCGTTCTGAATATAAGGCTGTTGCTGATAATGTTATTGATAAGTCCAAGTCATTAGAATTTGCTATTCGTACAAAAATGACTGCTCAGGTATCTGTTGAAGAGTTACTCACAACAGCATCTCCAGCAACTAAGGCACAGCACTTGACTGCAGCACAGAAAGAATTAAAGGCTGCTTCAAAGATTGTTGATAATATTGAACTAGAATTGCGTGATGCAATGGTTCCTTATGGTGGTGTTGAGGCTGTACCTAGCATGGCAACACTTGAGCGCAGATTAGCATACCTAGAATCTAAGCCTGGTATGACTTCTAAGATTTCAGACATAGCAGATGCCAAGGCTGCAATTGCAAACTATAAAAATGTAGTTGGTAAATTGGCTACTAATAAGCAAGTTATCATGGATGCTGATAAGGCAATTGAAAATGCTTATATGAAAATTGATAGTGCTGTAAAAGAACTTGGCGAAGCAAGAGTTAAGCAAGCAGATGTTTTTGGTAAGAGCGCAAAGTTTAAAAAACGTTACTACTCAAAAGAAAAGCATACCTTTGTAATTAAGGAACAGCAAGTTTCTATTGATTCTTTTGTGCAAGAGCAGTCTGCTGGTGGAACTAACTACTTTACGTCTGCTGTTCGTGAAGAGACAAAGAATGGTCGCACAAGCGAACTTAACTTTCTCGGCGAATTAGCAAATGGCCAGACTGCCGCTATGATTAAGCGAAAGGCACCTCTAACGAGAATCGGTGTCCAAGACCCATTATACTTTGAGGAACTTGCATATATTGCAAATCGTCACTATCGGGGCGACCCACTTATGGACTTAATCTTTGCTGAGACTCCAATGAAGGATATTACTGCTTGGTCAAAGACTGATGCTGGCAAGGGATATCTAACAAATCCAGCATTTAATATTCATGATGTAGCAGAAGTACCAGGGTATCTTGCAGATAAAGTTGCTCTTGTCCAGCGCATGTTCCCATCATATGAAGCACGTGCTGCTATTTTAAAGGGTGAAGTAACATCACAGCAACTAGAAAAGTTTATGGCACCATACGCAGATAGACTGTTTGATATTACTCCATCAAACTTCCACTATGAAATCAATACATTTGGTCAAAGTGGATTTGCCAAGGCAAGCCAAGGCTTTAATAAGTTTACAGCATGGTC